GAATTGAAGCAAGTGGAGCAGGAGAACCTGGAATCTATTTGAGTAATGATAAAGATTGGGGAACTAATCCTTGTTGTGAAATTGCTCTTAGACCATTCCAATTCTGTAATCTAACAGAGGTAAACGTTTCAAACGTAGTATCACAAGAAGATTATGAAGATAGGGTTAAGGCTGCATCGTTTATCGGAACACTTCAAGCGGGATACACTAACTTCCACTACTTGAGACCTATTTGGCAAAGAACAACAGAAAAGGATGCTTTGATTGGAATTTCAATGACAGGCATTGGTTCAGGTGCGGTTCTTGGTTTGAATATGAAATCAGCGGCAAAGGTTGTTAAAGAAGAAAATAAAAGAGTTGCTGAGTTATTGGGAATTAATCCAGCGGCAAGAACAACTACAGTTAAACCTGCAGGAACAACATCATTAACTTTAGGTACATCTTCAGGTATCCACGCTTGGCACAACGACTACTATATTAGAAGAGTGAGAGTTGGTAAGAATGAAGCAATTTATTCACACTTAGCGGTAAACCATCCTGAATTGGTTGAAGATGAATACTTTAGACCACATGATACTGCGGTTATTGGTATTCCACAAAAAGCACCCGAAGGGTCAATCCTAAGAAATGAATCACCAATCCAATTGTTGGAGAGGGTTAAAAAAGTTCAACAAGAATGGATTAAACCTGGACACAGAAGTGGTTCAAACGCACATAACGTATCTGCAACAATATCTATTCGTGAACACGAATGGCCAGCAGTTGGTGAGTGGATGTGGGAAAACAAAGACGCTTACAACGGTCTGTCAGTTCTTCCATATGACGGAGGAACTTATATCCAAGCTCCTTTTGAAGATTGTACTAAAGAAAAGTATGAAGAGCTTATGAAGACATTACACGATGTTGATTTGTCTGAAATCATTGAAATGGACGATGATACTGATTTAAGTGGTGAATTGGCTTGTGCTGGTGGAGCTTGTGTTTTAGTTTAAGATATGGAAAATATTCAAAAAGAAAGGGAGAATCAAAAAACGATTCTCCCTTCTGATTATTACATTGAAAATAGTAGAGTTGTATTCACTGAAGAATATCATTTAAGTCGAGGGTATTGTTGCGGTTCGATAAATGGGTGTCGTCATTGTCCATTCGAACCAAAGGGTCAAAAAGGAAACACTACAATAAAAAAATAAACAAAGTATATTTATTTCATATGGCAGATGGAACTACATATGGTATAAATTTTCCTTTTAGGGATTCAAGACGAGGTGATTATTTAGAATTAACTGAATTTGAATCCCAAGAAATTAAGGCTGACTTAATACATCTTTTACTAACGAGAAAAGGTTCTAGATATTTTTTACCAGATTTTGGTACAAGATTATATGAATATATTTTTGAACCATTTGATGGATTGACTTTTGACGCAATAGAATCAGATATTAGAGATTCGGTTCAAAAGTATATGCCAAATCTACTATTAAATAATATAACAATAGAACCTTTAGACCCGATGGAAGAAGTAAATGCGGGAACACAAACAAATATTGCTGGACCATCAAACATTTCAATCTACAGATTTCCAGGAAAAGGAACCGCAGAATATACTGCAAAAATAAAAATAGATTATTCAAATAATAAAAACACTTTTGCCCAAAGTGATTTTGTTATTATTAATATTTAACATAGATGGCCAATCGTAAAATATCATATACAACCAGAGATTATCAGGGAATAAGAACAGAGTTATTAAACTATGTAAGAACTTATTATCCAGAACTTATTCAAGATTTTAATGATGCTTCAGTTTTTTCGGTATTCTTGGATTTGAATGCCGCGGTTGCAGATAACTTACATTATCATATTGATAGAAGTATTCAGGAAACTGTTTTACAATATGCACAACAAAAATCGTCAATATATAACATTGCAAGAACATACGGACTAAAGCTTCCAGGTCAAAGACCATCAGTTGCTTTGGTTGATTTTTCTATTACAGTTCCTGCTTTTGGTGATAAAGAAGATGAAAGATATTTGGGTGTTTTAACAAGAGGTTCACAAGTAACAGGTGCTGGAATAGTATTTGAAAATATTTATGATGTTGATTTTGCGTCTCCATACAATTCCCAAGGATTTCCTAATAGATTAAAAATACCAAACTTTAATGCCAATAATGTTTTAATTAATTATACAATAACAAAAAGAGAACTTGTTGTTAATGGTATAACTAAAGTTTTCAAAAGAGTTATTACACCAAATGATGTTAGACCTTTCTTTGAATTATTTTTACCTGAAAAAAATGTTTTAGGTATTACAAGTGTTTTATTGAAAAGTGGAACAGAGTATACAAACATACCAACAGCTGCAGAGTTTTTAGGTGTATCTAATAGATGGTATGAAGTCGATGCTTTGGCTGAAGACAGAGTTTGGGTTGAAGACCCAACAAAAGTATCGGACCAACCAGGTCTTAAAGTTGGAAAATACATTCAAACACAAAATAGATTTATAACTGAATTTACACCTGAAGGATTTAAAAAAATGACTTTTGGTGGAGGTACAAATACGGCACAAGACGCTTTGGACCAATTCACAACTGTAGGTGCAACATTAGATTTACAAAGATATAGTAATAACTTTTCTTTAGGTTCTGCATTGACACCCAACTCCACATTATTTATTCAGTATAGAATCGGTGGAGGATTGTCAACCAATTTGGGAACAAACGTGATTAATCAAATTGGAACTGTTTCATTTTTTGTTAATGGACCTTCAGAGTTAACCAACTCATCTGTTGTTAACTCTCTAAGATGTAATAACGTTACTGCAGCAGTTGGTGGTGCGGGGGTTCCTTCATTAGAAGAAATAAGAAACTATGTTTCATTTAATTTTGCTGCACAGAAAAGAGCGGTCACAGTTCAGGATTATGAATCAATCATAAGAAACATGCCATCAGAATATGGAGCACCTGCAAAAGTTTCTATTACTGAAAATAATAACAAGATTTTAATTCAATTATTATCATATGATACTTCAGGTAAGTTAACAAGTATTGTTTCTAATACACTGAAGCAAAATGTTGCAAACTATCTTTCTAATTATAGAATGATGAATGATTACATATCAATCTTAACTGCTGAAGTTATTGATTTAAGTGTGGATATTTCAATCGTTTTAGATTCTGCACAAAACTCAGGACAAATCATTGCTGATGTTGTGGATAAGATATCGACTTATTTCAACCCACAGACAAGACAGTTAGGTCAAAATGTTTATTTATCAGAGATAAGAAGCATCATACAAAATCAGAATGGTGTTCTTACTGTTGCAGGACTTACAATTTATAATAATGTTGGTGGTCAATACTCTTCGGCAGAAACATCAATGGAATATTCAAATCCTGAAACGAGAGAAATTGGTCCAATTGATGATACAATATTTGCACAACCATCACAGGTTTATCAGGTTAGATATCCAAACAAAGATATCAGGGTATCTGTTAAAAATTTCCAATCTGTAACATTCTCGTAACAAGTTTATTTATTTAGTTATTGGTTTATTATTCTAAAGTGTGCATATACATCCTTAAAAATTATGCATAAACTATTTATAAACTAAAGATACTTCATGGGTCAATCCTACAGAATAAGAACAGAGTTAGGTATTAATAAAACAATAAATCTTAATTTAGAACAAGATTTTGAATTTTTAGAAATCTTATCTTTAAAAATACAACAAACTGATATCTACCTTAGAAGTTGTTCAAATTACGGGGTTTTAGTTGGAAGGGTAACAGCCAATAACGGATTTGGGTTACCTAATGCCAGAGTTTCAATTTTCATACCTATAGAAACAATTGATGAATCTAATCCGATTATATCATCAATATACCCTTATAAATCACCAAGTGACAAAAATGAAGATGGATACAGATATAACTTATTACCTTACGAAAAATCATATTCAACACACGCCGCCACAGGTACTTTACCATCAAGAGTAGATGCATTAACAGGTACAACTGCAGTTGAATTATATGACAAATATTATAAGTTCACCGCAAAAACAAATGAAAGTGGTGATTACATGATAATGGGTGTACCATTAGGTAATCAAACGGTTGTTATGGATGTTGACCTTTCAGACATTGGGGAGTTTTCATTAACGCCACAGGATTTGATTAGAATGGGTATTGCAACTGATGCTCAAGTTGCCGGAGGAAGATTTAAGACATCAACAGATTTAAGCTCACTTCCACAAATAGTTAATTTAACACAAACAATTGAAATTTCACCATTATGGGGTGACCCTAGCGTTTGCCAAATTGCGGTTAATAGATTAGATTTTGATTTAAGAGACCAAGCCAATATAGACATTAGACCTACATCTGTTTTTATGGGGTCTATGTATTCTGCTGCTGACAAATATAGAATTAGAAATAATTGTAAACCAAGAGACAACATGGGGAATCTTTGTGAATTGACAACTTCCCCTGGACAAATTTTAGCCATCAGACAAACAATACAACAAGATTCGGACGGTAATCCAATATTAGAGCAATTTCAATTAGAACAATCAGGAAATATTATTGATGGTGACGGAACATGGCTTACGGAATTACCAATGAATTTAGATTATTACATAACAAATGAATTTGGTGAAAAAGTTATTTCTAATGACCCATCAATAGGAATTCCAACCAAAGCAAAATATAGATTTAAGGTAAAATGGCAACAACCAAACGATTTAACTATCCAAACAAGAAGACCACATTATTTAGTCCCAAATGTTAGAGAATACGGATGGTCTAGTTCTACTAATGACCCTATAAATTCTACAAATACAAACACGAAGAAAAAAGTAGAAAGCTCCTATTATTTCGGATTGGCATGGTCAGGGTATACCAATGGATTTACAGGAACCCAGAAAGCGGATAAATTAAATGATTGTATTAATGGGGAAGACACATTCTATGAAATGAAATTCAATAGGGTCTATACTGTGTCATCATTAATTGATGAGTATAAAAAAGGTGCAAAAGGTAGATTCATAGGAATTAAAGAAATTGATGATGACTCATGTGCAAGTAGTATAAACAAGTTTCCTGTAAATGATGGATTTAGAAATTTTGATTTTCTTTATTTCTTATTTGCAATTCTAATGATAATATTACAACCAATAGGATTAATACTACTTACTGTTGCCCATATAATATTATTTTTATATAAACTCGTTCAAGATTTTTTCTGTTTACTTTGTGAGATACGAATACCTGTTATTAAAGTTTATCCCTTTAGATGGTTATGTAGAGAATTAGGTATAAAGTGCGATAAAAAAAGTTATACATTGAGATTGCCAATGATAACTTATCCTGAGTGTCAGGCTTGCGACTGTAAGTCAGATTATGATACAACAGCATCAACTTTACCTGCAAATCCAAATACAAATGCTACAGGTGTTTTAACTTATTTATCAGCACCTGAAGAGTACTATGACAATTTCGCCCAAAAATTTTCTGCGGACACTAACGGGGATGCTCTGTCTACAGTATATTCTGAAGCTTTAGCAGGAAGAGCTGAACTAGCTTTTATAAATGATTCTAATGTTTATAAATTACCTTTATCACAAAATGTACCATACGATGGACCATATTTTGTCCACGCTTCTTCAAAAAATCTACCTTTAGGGGAAAGAGTTAACATCTTTAATGGAAGAAAAAAGTTTTTTGAAAACGTTAATAAAATAAAAGTTCAGGTTGAACCAAATCTAAATGTTGGTAAATATCATTATGACAACACGATAACGGTCCTATCTAACCAACAATTGAATGCTGGTGATGTAATAACTATGGTAGACCTTAGTAATAGTATGGATTCTAACTGGTTATACAGTGCTTCAACTGCAGATGGTGTTATTAGTGGTATTAGTGGAACACCATATTCAACAACAGCGGCAACTACAGTGAATATAAGTTATGCAACATCAACAACCGCATCACAAACTGTACAGTATAATGTTCCTTATGGAAGTGAACCAAAAAATTATAAAGCACCATCAGATATAGAATATTTTCAAGTGGTGACTGCAATAACTTGGAGCGATGTTGTTAGTATGTGGAATCCGAATACTATAGAATCTTTTCCTAATATTCTATATTCTCCATCAACAGTGCTTGAATGGAAAGGTGGTGGACTTGTTACGGGATATATAAATACTAATACTTTAAACGCAGCTCCAGTTGAATATTATTCTGACATATCATCTCAATATGTTTTAGTTTTACAAAGAGGTGTTGACCCATATTCACCAAAATATAAACAAAAGTATCAATTAGGTAATCTTTTTGGTACTGGAGAAAATGACCCAAATTTCACTTTTACTGCTGAAACAAGATTAAACGTACCAATTCAACCAAATTCAAATTCATCAATTTCAATACAAGGATATAACCAAAATGAAATGTATTTTCAATCATATTTCTTTAGTCCTGGTATAGTCGGAAGTTCAACACCTGGATTGGAGTTTAGTGGGTATTCAACAATTAACACAGGATATTATGGTTTATTGGATTCCCAACAATCAATACCATCCTATTTTAATAATGTAGGAAATCAAGTTGTTAGTAAAACATCTAATGCGTTTTACGATTCAAATCCAAATGGTTCATTCTATGATTTATCAGAAGATTTAACAGGTTTAGGTGCAATGGGAGGAAATCGATATGCTGGAAATACCCACCCTTGGAATAATTACCAACCATATTTCGACCTTAAATATTATACTAAAACTATATATCAAGGTGTTTCATGGTCGGCGTTAACAATATCAGATAGAACAAAAAATGTTTTAAGAACTGATAGATTACCTAGCTCTGATAAATTGGATGGAGGAAGTTGGGGAAACAATCCATCGTTATTACAACAAAATCTAGCATTTAATTTTAATCTGATTAATCTTGATTCGGACTCAATAACAAGCCAGACATTTTCAACAGGGGCTGATATACCTACAGCAGAAATTTCAGGTCTTACAAACGATGTAACAGTATTTGAAAGTTTTGGTTGTGAAAAGATGGTTGGTTTAGATTGTTACACAGGTATTGGAACTGATTTTGAAATTAACCAGAACTGCACAACTAAAGATGCAGTAGAGAAAGGGTGTTATATGTTTTTGAGGAGATTAATATTAGATATACCAAAAGACTGGAAAAATTTTGCAGAATGGTCCTTTAGATTTAGATTTTTTTATGGTTTATGTAGAGGGGTTTTATCACAATCTTTTGTTAATAATTGGATTAATGGCTCTTTATATATGTTCCCAATACAAGTTGACACATTTTATAATAAACAAAATAAAGCATATTCAATCTATTGTAATTCTTTAGTGTATTTTAACCAAGATTCTAACAATTTTTATTACAGAAGTAGTCCATATAATGACAATACTAATAAATTCATTGGTAGAAGAACTAATAACACTGGTAGTGTAAATGCTTTGAATTTAATGTTCCCGACAACAATAATAAATTTGGGAATAAAAGATTCTTTTTATGGAGAAATTACTTTTGATGCAGACACAAACGCTTACATTATTCCAAGTATTGATTCTACAAGTTATGGGGATACATCTGATTTAATTAATTTATTCGTAATTTCAAGAATTACAGATGAAAGTTTTTTACAACAAATTATATCTGTTGGGGATAATTCTTTGGACCAATTATTTACTAGACCACAAAAAAGGATAGACGGAGATTTGGCACAATTAATGTCAATCAACAGTGAAATTGGTAATATAAATTTTTCACCAGAATTTTATGGTAAAGGGGCATCTACAATCTTAGTTGACCAATCAGGGGAACCTGTTATAGCTGTTTGGTTTTCATCAACAACACAAGATTTACAAACAAAAGATTATTTAACACCAGGGAAAATTGATTTTAGGGGACCTGACAATGTTGGGTATTACCCTTATCCATATGGTATTAAATCTCAAATAGTACCATTTTATCAGTGGAAACTTGATATTAAAAGTGATACAATATTTGGTAATCAATATAATAATTGGGCAACAGAAAGTGATGATATTGTACAAAGCCAATATTATCAAAGTTTAGATAGGTCTAGTTTATCCACGAAATATTTTAAAAATACAAGTACTTCAATAAGTGATTTAAATGCTAGAGGATATATTTTTAATGTTGATTCATCAGGAAATTATATAAAAGATGGTGAATTATCGGATAAATTTATAGTAGGAGCCCCATTTCAGTTTTATTTTGGTGTAGTAAAGGGTAATTCTGCTCTTGATAAATTTAAAACAAAATATTCTATAGGTGAATAAATATACGATTATACCAAGTAGATTAAAATATGCATCGGCACCTTCTGTTGATGAAGAATTATCTATAAATTTAGATGAAAAAAAACAGGAAATAACCGAATATGACAGAAGTGTAACTTTAAGTTTAGCTCAAGTATATGATGACGAAAGACAAGCTTGTACCGTATTTAGACCAACTTTCAAAATAACTTATATATACGAAAACACATACACGGGAAAGACAAATTATATACCATTTCAAAATAATCTTTACTACGTAAATCCTGAAATTTCCATTTCTAATGGTAATTGGGTAGGATTTCCACAGTATTATGAGTTTGATTTTTATAGACCACCAATAACTGACCAACACATAGATTATAAATCTAAAAGTGCATACACATACAATTGGACATATTATTTATCATACGCGGCAAACAATAACTACGAAAAATCTTTAACATATAATTCTGAAAATTCTAATAATATAACATGGGTTGCAAAAGATGGAATACCATTCACAATTTTAAATTCAACTGAAAATGGTAATGGTATAATATCATTTCAGTGTATTGCGCCACATGGACTTACATCGGGAGAATCTGTAGAGTTATCCTTAAGTTATAAAAATAAAAATCTATTTCAGGTTTATTCTTTAGGTAATGGTTCTTTCGATAGTGACCCTTATATATTTAATATTTTAAATATAGGGTATACAGGTAACACGTTTAATAATGGAACTACAGGTACATTTAAAAGAGTTATTAATCCACAAAATATGGAAACAAAATCTAAGTATTATGTTAGAGAACATAAAGTTCTAACAAACTTAGATGATTTGGATATTACTAAAGCGGGGTTTGAAAAAAATGTGTTTAATGAACAAAGAAAAATTGAATTTAGTTCAATTACACCTAACAAAATAACAAGGATATCACAAAAAACAAGTAGTAACGCTTACGACATCACATCATCATACGATGTTGATTTTGCAAATTTATTGGACAATCAGAAGAGACCAATTTCTAAAATATATTTAACAATAATTTCAAGAGGATATTCAGGATATTTTAATCAACCGTTTAATAATATTGGTTTGAAACAAGGTTGGAAATTTAATATTACACCAAAAACAAACTCTTGGTGGGACGGAAATAATTTTAATTCAAATACAACAATACCTGTTAAATCATACGTTAAAACTAGTGGTGTAACCAAAACATTTTATTATAATGAAAATTTAAAAAAGGATGATATTATTGACGGTGCGTTTTGTGAGTGGAATGATTATGAACAGTCCGAAAGAGTAATTTCTGATTATTATCACAAAATTAAATTCAACCAATTAGTTTTCCAAACCACATCTAATGGAGGGACCAACACGCCAGGTTATTATTATAAACCACATAACGAAATGACAATCAGATTTTTTTCTGATTATATTGAAACAGGTGATACTAATTTTATTGACCAAGTTCCAAACTGGTCTTTTTATTCAAACGCTGACCAACAGTTTAGGTGGAGAGATTTATATAGTTATGGTTTTATTGATAGTTTAGGTAGAGGTGTTGATTATCCATACCTAAACATGGCACATTATCCTTTTAATGAAATCATATTTAGATTAATACCTGAAGGGTCTAATTATAGTACTACAGGTATAAACGAACCAATAAAGCCACTTATCGATGAATGTGAATAAATTTTCAATATTACAACAACCTGGTGTTGATAAACAAGTTAATATTCCTGTACAACTTACATGGGATTATCTTGGTTTGGATTTAGCGGTTGATGAATATGAAACCCAGGTAATAACTGAAGTTATTGGTCTTGGTAGAGATTTTGAGGTTTCAAGATTTTCACATGCACCTGCCACAGGAACAACTGATGCAACAGAAATTAATTATGAGTTTTATTTTTATTCGGGAGGAACATTAAATGATTTGAATAATTGGAAAGTAAACTATATATCTGAAGGATTTAGTACTCAAGAAATATTCTACTACAACAATTCATTTAGTAATTCTTTTTTCAAACTTGATTTATATGACACACCCGACGATAAAAAACAAACAAACTATCTTACAATAATCATCCCAACACAACAAGGGTTAAAGATGGATACTCAAATGCAAAGAACACCAGTATCTATAAAGAAACCAAAATTTATTTTGGACTTTATTGGGGATAAAGAAGGGTTTTTTCTTTATTGGTTGAAGAGTAGAGAGTTCTTGGATATAACAACTTTCTATATGACTGCCAAGTTTTACAATGCTAAGACAGGTCAATTCACTAAAATGATGACAGGTAGAGGTGGTAACCCACTTGATAATACAAATGGACCTCAAGCAAATATATCAGGAGATAAATTTAGTTTTGATAGTACACAATATTTCTATTACACAGTTAAGTTAGATTATCCGAGTCAAACATATCAAATCTTTAACACTAAGGGTCAAAGATTGGGAACTAATATACCCATAAAATGGTACGAATATGTTAATCCATAATGTCACAAGATTATTATAAATTTATTGTTTCTCCTGAAAATGTTAAAAGTGATTTATCAACTGTTAACTATAAAGGAACACCTGTCGGAGTTTATTCATCAATGACTCAAGTTGTTAGTGGAAGTACTGGTGGTACTTCATTAATGAAACAATTATCAGTACCTATATTACTAAGACAATCGGCAGTTGATGCCGGATACTATACACAATTTGACGGAGCTGTTTTACAAAAAGATGTAGTATCTAATTTTATATTTTCATCTACAACATCCAACCCATATGTTTATAATGTTTATAACACATCTAATGAATTTCAGAAATTCTTAGAATTGTCGGTTTATACTATTAATTGGGGAGATGGAAGCCCAAAACAAATTATCACACAATACACACCAAATTACATAACACATACCTACCCAACAGAAGATGCCACTTACAAAATAACTTTGGAGCAAACAAATCCTTGGGGCATCACAACTGTAACAAAAACAATAACCACACCATTTACAAACCCTACAATATACAATCCACAGGGAGAATCTTTCTTTGCACCGTCTTATGGAAGTTGGGTTGGTACACCTGTATCTTACAACTATATATTCTCAGGAGACGCTGTTAATGAGGTTGCACCACAAACATCGGTGAATTATGTTTCAGTTCCATTTACAATATCAGGATTAACAAAATCAAGAATAACAGAATTGGAATTATACGGGTCACCTAAGTATCAAGTGGGAACACCTGTAATTGCTAATGGTCAGATTTGGGGTGTAATTTTTAATATGAATTCTGTCTTTACTGGTTACACTGTAAACAGTGTTGATTATTATGATTATTCAGATGGAACAACAATTTTCTTTGAACAATCATCAGGGTTAACTGAAAATAATCTTACGGCACAACCAATCACGAAAGATGAAGTTTTATTGAAAGTATATGACCAACCACAAATACAAACCAACGTCTTTGTTGAAAGAGGTAAGAACAGTGCATACGAAAGAGTACAGAGATTAGGTGAGGTTGATAATTTGGGTGACATGATTAACTATGGTTATGGTTTCTTTAATGTTGAAAATAAGAAAATAACTTAATTGAAAAAACTAACTAAACTATTTATTAAAAAATAAAAACAAATGGCAATAGGTTCATACGGTACAATAAGACCATCAGATGTTAGCCCTGCAGATGTGGAGATACAAATGGTGTATACCCCAACCAGAGACGTTACTGATTCGTTTGTACTAACTACTTTAGATGCTCAAACTTTATTGAGACCATACTTCAATAATTCACAAACAGGTGGAAATGCTGGTGTTGAGGTTTTGGGTGGATTATATAATCTAACTTTACCAGCAACTACGTTCAATGCTTTGGGGATTTATACATTATATTTAAGACCTGCTCAGATTAGAACAGTTATAACTGACTGTGGTGTGTTGAGTGCCTTACCGAATGTAAAGGGATTGGTTATTGATTTAAGTAATGTGCCAAGTCAATATATTAATAAATTTGTACCACAAGGTTTGGTAGGATTTAGAATTGAATATCTAAATGCTGACGGTTCTAAAATTCCTAACTTCTTTAGAGTGGTAACATCTTCTTTTTATTGTGAACCTGTTGTTACAAATGAAGTTAACACAACGCAAAAATCCATTAGATATAGATATGTTGACGGGGTGTCTAACTTATTATTTTTAACTTTATCACCATCATCATCACCAACAAATAAGCCAAATGCAACACCTTTCATTGGACAACCTGACCAAGAAATTATTATAACAAATACTTTCTTTAATCCTGTAACTATTGAAATTGAAATGGTTGAGTATGATATATCATCACTTGCAATTGCTCTTTATGGTAATCAAACTAAATCTATTGATGACGGTATCTACACAATTTACGATTCACAAAACAACATCTACAAACAATACAATCTTTATGAAATCAGAGACCAATTCAACGCATTGTTGTATGAGGTTAGACAGAATAGAGGTAATAATATTGATTTTAGTAAGAATTTCACAAACATAACTAGTTAATGGCAACTACAATAAAGACAACAAAATATTTTTATCCACCGAGGCCTGGTAGTGGAGCCAATACCTTCTCAGATAACATTGTAGGTTTACAAACTGTTGAAGGTGGGGGTCTTACGCAAGGTAACTTTGATTTTACAACTTCTGTTGTCGAAAAGGTTAATAGAAAATTTAACGTAGGTGCGTTTTCAGAACCAATCAGTTTGGATGATTTGGATATCGAAGACCTTGCCGAAAGTAGAACCATACTTGCAACACAATTTAGAGTTTATCCAAACTATGATGTATCACAGGTCCTTAACTTTTCAATGTATGGGTCTTTGGCGAAAAGGTTTCAGGTTTCTGTTACCAACATTATTAATTATTTTCCTGCATCACTTGATGTGTTGTTTTCAAATTTAGAATATGTTACAGGTGCGACTGCGGTTAATGTAAGTTATGATTCGGTTTTGGATGAAACATATTTTGAAGTCCCTGTTAGTAGAATTAATAATCCGTTTGATATAGATTATTCATTAAGTGCGACAACAAATCTAAATCTAAGGGAAATTACAGTTTCAAAATATAGAAATCTATATAACACTTATTTAGATTATGCACTTGCAATAAATGATAACAACTACGAAATAACATCATTTAGTCCATCACCAACACTTAGTTCGGGTTCAATTGCGTTTTATGTTTCAGGTGCTCCATTTGGAACAAGCGCAACAACAATTTATGATAATTTTCAGATTAGACCAAATGACTATATCTGTGATAAAGTATTTGCTGAAGATTTTAATGAAGTAGAAAAGTTTTTATTAAATAGATTAGTTAGACCTGAATATACTGCCGCCTTTCAAGTCCCACAACAAAATGACGATGGGCAATATTATACTAATTACCAAAATGTTACTTGGCCGAAAGATGGTCCATGGAATTTGGATATTAGGTCTTTCTTGTTTGATGATTATTTAACACAACTTGAAGGTGTTGCGGAAAATCTTGATTCATTCAAAACAAATCTAATATCAAGATTTTTGATTACCGCATCTTTAAAAGAGTTTGATACTTTAGGTCAAAAGGTTGAAAAGGTATTTCAAATCTATGGAAGAAGTTTTGACCAGATAAAACAATTCATTGATGCTTTGGCATATATGAATTCGGTAAACTACAACCCTGAAAATGATATCCCATCACAATTGCTTGTGAACTTATCACAAACGTTGGGATGGTCGTCAAACTTTTCGCCAATAACAAATGAAGATTTTTTAAGTTCGGTGTTTGGTAATACTTCAACACCAACGTATCCTGGTTATGCAAGAGCCCTGACGCCAACTGAATTAAATTATCAGTTTTATAGAAACTTGATTTTAAATTCGGCATATCTTTTTAAATCTAAAGGTACAAGAAGGTCTATTGAATTTTTATTAAGAATGATAGGAGCTCCCGAATCATTGATTGAATATAATGAGCACATTTATTTGGCTGACCAAAAAATTAATTTGGACCAATTTGATTATCAATGGGCTCAGATATCGGGAGGTACATACGTACAAAATCAACCTGGATATTTGGCGGGACAAACTTATAAAATCAAAGGTCGTACATTTACAGCATTTACATCTACACAAAACTACGAAGACGTATCCGTTACATTGGATGATTACCCAATGGATAGAGAAGGATTTCCAAAGGCACCTGTTAATACTGAATCTTACTTCTTCCAATTAGGTGCAGGATGGTATCAAGTAACCCCATCACATAGAAGTCCTGACCAAGTGGTAATTACGGGTGACGTATATACTGGACAGAACTACGATATTCAAACACAACTACAGCCATTCACATACGGACAACTTTATCTTGATAGATTCAGACAGTTCCCATATATGAACGAAGGTTTCAAACTAAGAAAAATTGTTGATAATAATAAATCTTGGTTGGAAAATGATGATAAGATTAGAGTTTCTAACGATGCCAATTACAATGCATATTATTTTACGGACAATGAAAAATTGGTATTAAATGTCAAGAACATTGACCTTTTCTTAAACCCTTCACAGGGAATGGCTTACGATGTGTGGGTACAATCAGTTAGATATGATTACCCAATACCTGAATCAGGTTTAACTGTAGGTTATCCTGTACCAGGAGGGGTTGATTGGACTTATGTTAATCCTGAACCAAAGAAAAAAACATTCTTTGAATTCTACCAAACTTTTTGGCAGAATATGATTAATACAAGAAACAGACAATTTATTACCGATGGTAAGACAGGAGGATATCCAACACTCCAATCTATTTGGTGGAAATACATCGAGTCAGAACAAACCGTTGGTTTACCAAATAACAAATACACATACCAAAAACTTATTGATTATGTTAATGGTATAAATCCAAATTGGATGAAACTTGTGGAACAAATGATTCCCGCAACAACAATTTGGAATACAGGAACAAAACTAGAAAATTCAATTTTCCAAAGACAGAAGTTTGTTTATAGAAGACAAAGGGGTTGTCAGTTTGTACCAGTACCTGCTGAACCTTGTTATATAATTTCAAACATTTTTGATTTCACTTGTGCGTCTGAATATGTTGATTTCTATATCTTACCATGGCTTAATGGTGATGTGAACGTGAGCAATTTCCAAGGAATCTTGGCTAATAGGGTTAGTTCTTATTTGGCAACTCAAAATCTTACACTTAACGATTGTGTTCAAAATTCAACACAGACACAATGGTTTATTGATTTAAAAATAGGTGGGGATATTATTATAAAAGAAATGTTTTATAGTGGATATGGGTACACAGATGCGCCTACAAATACAATGTGGAGAAACGCTCTAATACAATATCTGCCAAATCTTTATGATTATGGGTATACATATTTCTTAAATGGGAATTTGTTAACAATAACAAGTTTGACTTGTGAACCAAGAAATTTAAAGGATTTAGTTTCTTTGAATGTTGGGATAAATCTTAGTATAAATTGTAAATAACAGAAACTAATGCAGAGTTATGGACCATTTAATTATTTAGTATCTGTAACAGGTGATTGTTCACATACAAGTGCTGGTGCGATTAACATTTATGTGTCGGGAGGAACCCCTCCATATACAGTAGAATGGTATGACCCATCATTACCTCCAGTTGAAGTTACAACAGGAAATTCAAATAGAACTAATTTAGCATACGGAACTTATTCTGTTAGATTAAATGATAGTACCCTACCAACCAATAATCAGTTTTATGTAAACATACCCGTATCTAGCGGTGTTTGTTGTAGTATTGTATCCGTACAAGGAACAACATGTGGATTAAATAATGGTTCGGTTACAGGAACGTCAACATCACTATATTCAAGTACAAAATTTTCAATATATAAAGAAGATGATACGTTTGTTAGTTCTGCAACAACAAACTTAGCCACAGCGGTATTCACTAATCTAACTGCGGGAACTTATTATTTGGTTGCTTTAGATTTGGGTGGTTGCTCAGGAAGAAGTCAAACTTTTATTGTTGAAGATTCTTCACCATTAGATTTTGGGTTATACACAGTTCCCAATTCAACATGTGCCAATTTACCTAACGGTAAAATATTTGTTACAGGTCAAACAGGAACACCACCTTTCACTTATCTATGGAGTAATGGGGCGACAACTCAGTCCATAACAGGATTAACAGAAGGTAGTTATTCAGTACAGGTTACTGACTCATATGGGTGTGTTACTTCAAAATCAACAACAGTTGAAAAAGTACCACCAATTGGGTTAGGTGTGTTTACGGCAACACAACCAAACTGTTTTTCTAGTGACGGTGTAATTAGTATGACAATTACAGGAGGAACGGCTCCTTTTTATTATTCTGCATCAACAGGTGATGTTCTTATTTCATATTCAAGAACGTATACCTTAACAGGTTTATCATCAGGTAATTATGGATTTTTAGTTACAGATGCGGGATTGTGTAGTTTTAATGCTGGAACAACAATACAATCGCCATTAGGAATGGCTTCAGTTACAGTTACGGCACAAAATTCAACATGTTCAAGTAATAATGGTTCGATATTGATAAGTGTGGTTGGGGGAGTAACACCGTATACATATACTTTAATATTTCCTGATGCAACACAATTAGATGTTACCAATTCACAAACAAGTCAATTATATTCTAACTTAAATGCTGGGACCTATACCGTAGTTGTAGAAGATAATTCGGGATGTTCTTATTTAAGAGAAGTTTATTTAATTACGGAAAATAAATACACAATTACAACAGAGGCAACATCTACAACTTGTGGTCAAAATAATGGTCAGATTAAAATTACCACCACAACAGGGGCAACAAAGCCAATAGATTATTCTGTTGATGGTCTATATAACATTATTGATTCAACATTCAGTTCAGTAACAATTAATAACTTAACTTCAGGTTCACATGTTGTTACAGTTACCGATGCCGACGGATGTGTAAAAACTCAAAATGTTTTTATTCCGTCAAGTGAAAATTTAAATTATTCTTTATATAGTACTTCTTGTGGTAGTGGAAGTAATGGAGTTTTAACTGCCTTTATATCTAGCGGAGTACCACCATTTACATTTCAATGGTCTGATAATGTTAGCGGAAACCCACAACAAATTCAAGTTGCAGGATTAACTGCGGGAACTTATAGTTTAACGATTATAGATGCTTCTGGATGTACACAAAAAAGAACAACAACAATCACTTGTAATACAAACTACGCGGCATATGAAACATATGTTATGGGAGCTGATACATTTTTGATTCAATCACCAGTAAAGTATGGTTTGTTACAAATGATGAATGAAGGGTTTGCTGACTTAACTTCAGATAATACAAGTTGTGATTTGGTTAGTGCGACCTTTACTGCTAAAGTTTCTGTTTCTCCTGCGGGGTATACAACAAGTAATCTTTTCTATACATCAACAAGTTTAAATAACGCACCTTCAGATAACTTATATTACAATACGGTAAAAAGTTTATTATTAAGTATACCAGGTGTTGGAGGTGTTACAATAAATCAACTAAACAATCAAATAACTATTGAAACAGATAAGAATAATAATTCTTTGAATGGTCAAGAAATAAAAATAGAGTTGTTGATTGTTTATGATATAATGTGTTTAAAATGAAACAAGTTAGAATTGTAAATATTTCTAATGCGTCTTACCCAATAAATGTTTCTATTGCTGACACAAATGCTAATAATAAAGTTTCGATAGGGACAATAAATCCTGGTCCCGTGCCACCTACAGCCACATTTAATACAACAATACCTGCCTTGTTCGAAGGTGCTGATGAAGTAATGTTAATACTAACTGACAACAATGGATGTGAAATATTTAAAATACTTGACTGCATTTATTGTATTTATGAAATAGTAATAACAGAGATATAAAATGACTCAAGTAAGAATAACAAATATAACGGGGGAAACATTACCTGTTGAGGTATATATTTCAGATGTTTATTTGAATAACAAATATCTTTTAGGGGTAATTAGTTCATCAGTACCACCAACAATAACATACAATTCTACAATTCCACCAATATTTAATACTGCACCTGAAATAAGATTAACTTTAATTGATAGTAAAAACTGTGAAATATCTAAAATACTTGACTGTACTTTTGGGTGTGCTTTTGAGGTTACAATTGAATTGGCATCCTGTACTGTGAACATGTCTATATCTGTGTAAGAGCTATAATAAAATTAAATCTGTATTGTTTCTTTTTTAAACGTGCTGAAACATATGGATATGGTATTTATTAAGAAAACCGCGGATGTCTTTATATAGTATAATCGTAGTAAACACAACACCTGGATGTAATACAGAAATAGAACAACAAGTTACCGTAACAGGTTGTACTTCTTATGTTGTTAGATTGACACCAAATTCTAATGCGGTAGGTCCATTTAATGTGTATATAGATTCAACAGGTTCTACACCATATTATTCTGCGGTAACAAGAACTCAGATGATTGCAGGTGTTGTTGTAACATTCGAGTGCTCACCAACTCCAACTCCAACACCAACTATAACACCTACAGTTACACCATCTGCTAACACTCCAACACCTACACAAACAAATACTGAAACACCAACACAAACGCCAACTAATACTGAAACGCCAACACAAACGCCAACCAACCAAACACCTACACAAACACCAACAAATACTCTTACTCCAACACAAACTGCCACAGAAACACCAACAAATACTCCAACAATGACGCAAACACCAACACCAAGTGGTAATAGTTTCTTTGCTTATCTATTCCCTGAACCACTTGATAGTACATCTCAAAATGATTTGGGTCAATATATGTATGACATTGGTGCTGATTGGTATGGTTTTGGAAACACGGGTGTTCCATCTACGTCTAACTACAATGCAAACATGAATTATTATGCAAAATACAGTGGATGGACTGGAAGTAGTGGAAACTTTATAACACCTGTAATATCACTAAAAAGTCCTATCAGACAATCATCTGGTTCTGGCGTTGATGGATTTGGATGTTCTCAAAACCAATACACTTTCGGAACAATACAAGTAACAACATCCCAAGTTAACCCGTCAGTTTACTATTGGTATACAGTTTGGATACCACTTGCCGGTGTTGGTGGAACTATGAATAATATGACACTTGACCTTGGATTAGGTTCTGCTTGTTCTACAAGTATTATAAATGATGGTATACCTGACTCAGTACTTGCTGGAACATCAGTTACGCTATCAGGAGGACCAATACCTGACGGAACATATAGGGTGTTGTGGATGTATTCACAAATGCAACAACCAAATAGTGTACCATTAACTCAATCTATTTACTTTAAAGGTGATACTAAAACATAAACTAAAAATTGTTAACTAAATAAATGGCAACCCCATATAAAAATCCCATATCAGCAGCTCAACTATCAGGACCAGAATCGGTAACTAGAAATCTTGTCCAAGGGATAGGATTTTCCGTTCTTAATGTCGGTGGTTACATGGAGGTGTGGAATATTAGTGACCTTAGATTAACTCTAACAGCGGCTACTTACCCATCGCAGATTCAGTTATCAGCCAATACAATACCAATTAACTTTACAAAAGGTACTGGTAGTGTTTTTTCTTCTGACTTTGTAACACTTAATTCTGATAATATATCTTCAGGTAGAAGAAGACTAGGTATGCAAGTCCATGTTCAAGAAACTGATACAGTATACCAATACACAATTTCAAATTATCAACAATTATGGGATAATTTATCGGGTCTTACAGGTAATTCAGGTATTACTCAAACGGAATATCAAACTGTAGTTAACAATCGTTCTGCAGCGGGACAAGCATTTGTTAATGCGTGGACTGCATCTACAATTGAAGGTATTGATGTTGTTTCACATGAAGATGCAAGATGGAGAATATTTTACGGCTCGGATGTTCAAATTACAGGAGGAACGTATTATTCCGCAACAACTTCATTAGATTTATATAATAGTACAGGAGGTACTGTAACAATTACTGGATTTACAGGAACAGTTACAGGTGGAACATATAATAGTGGTACAGGGACTTTAACATTAAATAATAGTGACGGAAGTTCATTTGATGTAACAGGATTTAATACAGGAGGTGGAGGAAGTCCATTAACTGTTTATGATGCAACATCAGGAGTAACTGTTACCAACGTAACAGGGATAACTTTTTCAGGTGCGAGTGTAATTGATAATGGTGGTGGAAATTTAACAGTAGTTGTTACGGGAGGTACATTTGGAAGTTCTGGTTCTTCAGGTACTAGTGGTTCTTCAGGTACAGACGGAAGCTCTGGTTCTTCAGGAACAAGCGGAACAGATGGTTCATCAGGAAGTTCTGGTACAAGTGGTACGGATGGTAGTTCAGGTTCTAGTGGTACATCAGGTACAGACGG